TTTTATCTGGGTGACTTAATCGATGTTGTAATGGGCGAACGATTAGAACATCTGACCGAGAAAGATGGCTCTGGCGCGTCCCCCCTGCAAATGATGCTGGGGCCTGTAGAATTAATTGATCCGCTGCAGGCCTTCCAAATAAAAACTGTAACCTTTGCGTGTCCTGATGCTACTACAGAGCAGAAAATGGTGCAACTTCAACTAGCTAAGATAGACCCCTTGCGGTTTCGGATGATATCGGGAATTTTTACTACGATGAATATAGGAAGCATTCCAATTTCCACGCATGCCTTTGATGAATGGTTCGCGAATACTGTTGTTCGTGGCAACAAAGACAGTTACTTTTTGCTTAACTTTATTAAGGATGTTTGCGGCGGCCTCGTCTCACGGGCGTATGGTAGCAGCTGCTATAAGGACCTGTTTCAATATAATATCAAATTTGATACAGCCACTTTCAGAATGGCAGATGATTTTAAAGGCCAATCAAAGACTATTAACGAACTCGGTCGATCAGCTAGGTCAGCTGCCGAACGGGACCGTCATCGTTTAACTGCTGACCCCGACTCGCCCCCTCCTTCTATTCCAACTGTTGTTCTTTATCCGGTTCAATCTCGGCCTAGTGTTGGGGATCGTGCATCCGACATGCAAGATGGAATTTATCATTACTTTTTGGGCGGCCGCTGTGGATTGGCTAAAGAAATCAACTTTACACGTCAAGATATGCCATTTTATCGGGAAGCACGAATTGATAAGGATGGTTCTTTGGGCGCACAACAGCTAAAGGAACTATATACCGTACAGTTAAACATGATCGGCAACACCTTACATAAAAATGGTACTTATATATACATTGATCCTATCGCTATTGGCGCCGGTTCCGCTAGCGCCATTGGTGGGGTCAAAAATATTGCGCGCCTTATAGGATTGGGGGGTTATTTCCTTGTTAACTCGGTGAGCAACGAACTTACGCCAAGCTCCTACAATACTACGGTCGGCGCCATGCAGGAGATGTCAGCGATGGATGAAGGCACCGGCGAAAAACTTGTGGCGATCAATGGGCCTGCGCTTGACTCTAGTGATCCCGCCAACTCAGATAGTCCCGAAGCCGCGGCCGCCGGCGACGCAGGTTCAACCGGGACTGAAGCGGGAGATATCACGGGCGACGCATCCGGCACCGTGACGGCCCCAGCCGATGGGCCACCCGAAAGCGAAGCGGAAGTGCAGGCGCGAGGCGAAGAAGCCGCGTCTGTCACGCGCCAACTGGAACAAGCCACAGAGGAATTCAACGCGGCTCTCGCCGCGATCGACACCCTCACCGATGAGTACGAGACGATCCTCGAGGAGATCGCCAGCGGAGGGGTCTCCGCCGGCTACCTCGAGCGCTCCGGTATCGAAGCCCGGCTGGAGGCGGCACGCGCGGAAATCAACGAGGCCGCGGAAACCCAAGCGCGCCGCCAACGGCGCTTGGATCGACTCGCGGCCCCGAGGTAAGAAAAAGATGCCAGTTAAAATAAGCAACAAAAGGGGATTCATTTTTACCATAGAAGATTTACGAAATCCCGATGGGGTGAACGGTTTGTCGTCTTTTGCGGCAATGTTTCAGCGGTCACTTTATAAGGAAAAAATCTACCCCGGGCCTTTAGTGGGCATCCCTCGCCCCCTAGATACATGGTATAAAAGGGGATATTTTGGTCGCATTGATTCCAAACAGAACACAGTCATTCCCAAAACCGCCAATCTGAAACAGATTGTGGACGCCAAACAACCCCTCTTCGCATTAAATTTTGTGGCTGATGCATTCGCTAAGTTTACTATGCATATGGGGAGCGCCCTTCTAGCTGGATCGCTATTCACAAAGGACGTCAATAACGATATCGTGCGACCCAGCGCGAAAGTGGCCTACAGGGACCCTACTCGGATGTACAAGGACTTGCATGCAGTCATCGCACGCCAGTTTGTTTTAAATTTTCAGCCTCCGCCCTCTAAACCAATTGATAATTTTAAGACTTTTATAAAATATTATATTCCTTATTTAAAAAGTATAGTTCCTATATTTCCTATTACCAAGACATCCTATATGTTAACTTATCGTATGGACCCGATGTGCACAGGTCTTTCTATAGCTATTTCTCATGAGAATGCTGGGGATGACCCGATTAAATATGAGAAATATATAACAGATCCCAATTTTAGATTCTATACAAACGTGGCCAAAAAGTTTGGATTTTTAGTAGATAAAAATAAGCCATGGGTGCTTACTGCTGATTTGTTTTCCCCGGCTCTGATGGAACACGTGGACTATTATCTTACCCCCGACACTCGTGAAAGAATTACGCGCGCCAACTTTTTTGATACTTATTATAACCGGACTTATCGTACTGATTTTGATGATCTACGTCGTTTGCTTTTGTCGGCGTACCGATTTTTGGTATCTTCCTCAGAGATATATCAACGACAAAAGATTTGCTCTGAAGGTAAGTTTAGCTATAGAAATTATGAACGGGAGCCATACAACGAAGAATCTCACCTAGCTGATCTAGAGCCACAGCTCCTTATAGATTTATATATTGACTTGCGCCAGATCGAATCCCAGAATAGTTATACCTTGGACCAGGTAGCGCGCTTAAAGAAAGATGTGTATGATTTATATACTCTTAAGGTGCCCCCGGAGATGGGAACTCCTTATGAGCGCGTTGCAGAAGAAGTAAATCATCGCTATAGGAAATATATTTACCCCTCTAATATATCTCAGCTTACTGGTATCTCTACGCCGGCGCGACAGGAGTACGGCCGAAAGCGTGCTGATGATAGGAAAATAAAAAGATAGCTTGACTTCGATCGCTACGTAAGATAAGATTAGAACATGAGAGAGCGACAACTATTTCAAGTTCTTGATACTAAAGCAGACTGTGTGGGCTATTACATCGACAACATGATTAATCCCGGGAAATCTCTCCCCTTGGAGGGTGATACATGGGAATACTCTCCTCATCTTTGCGGTGAAATTTATGAGATCGCACAGATCTATGGCTCTGGTGCAACGCTGACGGAGGCATGCCCCCCGGAAATGAAAGAAGAGTGGGAGACGATCAAAAAAACCTTAAGGGGTTGTCTGAAGGCCTTTGGCACCTCTCAGGTGTCGTTGCACGACAATTGTTTATATGACTTGATCCCAGAGTATTTTTTATTCCAGTACTTAAAGGCAAAGAATCAGATAACTCAGCATGTTCTAGACACATGCGAACGACCCCCTAATTATGACGCGATGTATCACCTTTTGGAAATGTTGGCGGACATTAAGGCGCGCCCCCTTAACCTTCATATTAAATTTATCAGCCACTTGCTCAGTTCTGTGAAGGGCAAGAACTTTTTAAGAACTCTTCGGAGCGTAAAGCCCGTGTGTGACTATAATCCGTGGGGGACGGTGACTGGTCGACTCTCAACAAGGGCTCACACCTTTCCTGTGCTAACGATGGGTAAGGAATTTCGTTCTTGTGTCCTTCCACATAATGATTGGTTTATCGAGCTTGATTTTAACGCGGCTGAGTTGCGCACCCTCATTGCTCTTACCGGTGCAGAACAACCAAAGAATGATATTCACGACTGGAATGCAAAGAACATCTATTGCGGCCTAGGAACCAGGGATGAAGCCAAGAAGAGAATCTTTGCCTGGATGTATAACCCTCAGTCAGAGGACACTCTTTCGAACGGTGCTTATGATAAGGAATCAGTGAAAGATAAGTATTGGGATGGCTTCAAAATCGAGACAGACTATGGTAGAGTAATCGAGAACGTTGATGAACATCATGCGCTTAACTATATTGTTCAGAGCACCACAATTGATATGGTGCACGAACAAGCATATAAAGTTTATAAGCTTTTAGAGGGGATGAAAAGCAACATCGCATTTCTGATTCACGACGCTGTATATATTGACCTCGCTGAAGATGATCGGTATGAAATTTTAAATTTGCTTGACACGTTTAAACAAACGCGTTATAATATGTTCAAGGTTAATGTCTCTGCTGGAAGAAACCTCGGAGAGATGAAAGAACTAAAACTATGAAAAAGATATACCAGAAGCTAGTAAGAGATCGTATTCCCGAGATCATCGAGAACGACGGCAACGCCTTTGAGGTGTATCAAGAAAGCGGCGACCGACTCCGAGACTATGCAATGCGGAAACTCCAAGAAGAAGTGATGGAGTTTGTGGAGAATCCGTGTGCTGAAGAAGCGGCAGATATAATGGAGATTATGAATTTTATTTGTCATCGCCAGGGCATTAGAGAGCAAGCTATCCTTGCCGAAGCGACCGCCAAACGAGTGAGTCGGGGTGGTTTTGAGATGGGCTTTATTCTTGATTGGGTTGAAGAAGAGTGAAAGTTGTTGGGCTTGGAAAAGCCGGATGTCAGATTACAAAAATCTTCTCTAAGTTTTCTCCCTATGAGACTTACAGTATTGATGCCCACAAGGATGCGGACATCACAATTAAAAAAAGAAAAACGCACGAGGAATACGAAAAGCACTTTCCTTCTCTTAAGAAGAAGCTGAAGTTTTCAGGGGAAGAGGTTATAGTAATAGTGGGAGGGAGCGGCACAATTTCTGGTGCGATTTTAAGACTTCTGGAGCAACTGCAATCTAATAAGATTACGGTTTTATATATTCAACCTGATCTCGACCTGGTGAGCGAAACTCAAAAAATGCAAGAACGTATTGTAAAAAATGTCTTGCAAGAATACGCGCGGTCAGGTATGATTGAGTGTATTGTGATCGTAGACAACCTACTTATAGAGAGAGGCATTGGAGATGTTCCTATCATGGGATACTTCGACGTCGTAAATCAGGCCTTAGTTAACACCCTTCACATGATTAACGTTTTTAAAAATTCAGAACCTATCATCGGTAACTTTATTGTGCCCTCAGAGCTGAGTCGCATCGCTACGGTGGGCGTACTCGACGTAGAAGAAGGGGAAGAAAAATGGTTTTATGACTTGACAAACGCGCGTGATGTGGTATACTACTATGGTATTAATGAGACAGACCTAAGAGAGGATACCACCTTGTTCCAAAAGATAACGAGCTATGTTAAATCAAAATTGAACGAGGGTGTTAACATTTCATATGGTGTTTTTAAAACCACCTATGACCAAAAATATTGTTATTGCATTAAGTATTCATCTATGGTACAATCATATGCAGAACTAGTAGACGATTAGGATATTTGCTAATCGTACTATAGCCCAACTATAAGGAGATAAAAAATGGGTATCAATTTAGATAAGATGAGAGAGAAGCTCTCGTCACTACGTGGAGACGGAAACTCCTCAAATGACACTTTCTGGCGCCCCGAGGATGGGGACCAGACTATTCGAATCGTTCCGACAGCGGACGGAGACCCCTTCAAGGAAATGTGGTTTCATTACAATGTCGAGAAGGGCGGTTTCCTATGTCCCAAGCGCAACTACAGTGACGAATGTCCTGTGTGTGAGTTCGCCTCACAGCTGTGGCGCGAAGGCGCAGACAACAACGATGAGCACAGTAAGAAGGTCGCAAAGTCCCTCTTCGTGCGACAGCGTTTCTTCAGCCCCGTGATGGTTCGCGGCGAGGAAGAGAGAGGTGTACGTGTATGGGGCTATGGTAAGACTGCCTACGAGAATCTTCTGACTCTCGTGCTGAATCCTGAGTATGGTGATATTACCGATACCGAGACAGGCACCGACCTACAGATGACCTACGGGAAGCCGCCAGGGGCTTCCTTCCCCCAGACGAAGCTCGTGCCTCGACGCCGATCGTCCCCGCTTTGCGAGGACCTGACGCCCGACAAGTGCGCTGAGCTTTTGGATAGCATTCCAGATTTCTCTGGTTTGTTTGAGCGAAAAACGGCTGCGGACGTGCAGACTATTCTCGATAACTTCGTCAACTCTCAGGTTGACGATCCCGAGACGGTCAGTAACGAGACCGAGAAGTATGGAAAGACTACCGACAGCGAAGCTAACGCTGTTGATGCTGCTTTCGCGGAGCTTGGCGCTCTTTAATAATCCCCCCCACAGGGAGGCACAGGGTTATCAGGTGTCTCACATTAGAAAGGAGTAGTATTTATGACTACTGAAACAAATCGCCTGGAGCAACTCATCGCCTTACTGGAAAGTACGCGCGAGGATCATAACAGATTCTTTGACCGCGGCAACAACGCCGCCGGTACGCGTGTTCGTAAGGCAATGCAAGAAGTTAAGGCACTTGCTCAGGAACTTCGTCTTGAAGTTCAAGACGCCAAGAACAGCGACTAAACTTTGAGAACCGCAGGGAGGCCCGGGTTACAGGGGCCTCACCATTTAAACTTGGAAGGAAATAAAATGGGGAATATTATTGAAAAACTACAGCAACTTGGTATTGCAGACGGTGACTATGTTTATCTAAATTATGAAGAGAGCGTTTCCGTCTGGCACATTACAGATGATTATATAGAGACGGCTCTAGGGGAAACCACCACTGCTTCGATGCTCGCAGGCCTCTTAGCATGCCCGGGCAATATCACGGTGCTTTCTCGGTATGAGGAAGACATCCTTGACTTGATGCGCGGGGAGGGATTGCTTGATGCCTATGAGCACGATGGTTTCTTTGAAGTGTATCTAACTGAAACCATTCAAGAGAAGGCCTATGAATATGATCTGCTCACCATTTCTACTGAGCGTCATGATCACAAGCGTGGTACATGCGAGGTGGCCTCTAACGTTAAGGTCCTCGCCGGAGAGCTGTATAACCTAGGCGACCGGATGGCAGATGTGTTCGTCGCAGGCTTTGATATTGTGGTTCAGACCAAAAATGGGCTCCTCACGTTAACCTAAGATAATGGCAAAGAGTAAATCAAAAGCCGGCAAAATTTCAATTGATGGGTTGCGAACCCTTATCAATAAAACTTCTGGCTTGGAGGTTGCTCACAACCTCAACGAAGCTAACCCTACTGAAGTAAAAGAATGGATTCCAACTGGCTCACGCTGGCTGGATTCTATTGTTTGTAGGGGGAAGCTTGGCGGCATTCCTGTCGGCAAGTTTACTGAGATTGCTGGCTTGGAGTCAACCGGCAAATCTTTTATGGCTGCACAGATTGCAGGGAATGCCCAGAAGATGGGGATGAATGTTATCTATATGGATTCGGAATCAGCAATTGACCCAGGCTTCCTTGAGCGCGCCGGATGCGACATAAGCGAACTCATTTATGTTCAGGCCCAGTCGGTTGAGCATGTACTAGAAACTGTTGAAAACGTTTTGAAGTCAGGAGCAGAAAGAACCCTGTTCATCTGGGACTCCTTGGCCATGACTCCAACCATCACAGATGTGGAAGGGGACTTCAATCCTCAATCCACCATGGCGATGAAGGCACGCATCCTTTCAAAGGGAATGTCCAAGCTGACAATCCCTATCGCGAATACCAAGTCCGCCTTCCTGGTTCTCAACCAGTTGAAGACCAACATCCCACAAGGGCCCAACGCCCGCATTGTCGCCATGACGACCCCCTTCATCACCCCCGGCGGAAAGGCGATGCACTATGTATATTCTCTGCGCGTGTGGCTTACGGGACGCAAGGCCAAGTCTGCTTTCATCGAGGATGAGAGCGGCTTCCGCATTGGCTCCGAGGTGAAGGTCAAGTTAGAGAAGTCTCGCTTCGGAACACAGGGGCGCAACTGTGCATTCAAGATTCTATGGGGGACTGATGCGGTTGGCATTCAAGACGCCGAGAGTTGGTTAGAAGCAATCAAGGGCTCCGACAATCTTAAGCAAGCAGGCGCATGGTTCTCCCTGGTTCATAAGGACGGCACACAAGAGAAGTTCCAGAGCGCGCATTGGCTTACTAAACTGGAAGACGACAAGTTCAAGAGTCGTGTGTTCGAGATCATGGATGAAGAGATTATTCGCAAGTTCGATGTTCGCGAGGGAAGCGCAGCGGATTTCTACGACGTAGACAAAGAATAGAAAACAACCCTTGACTCCCGGGCTCCTGTGAGGTATACTCATAGGAGCTTCATACGTTAGGGGATACACATGAAAAGAGTAATGATCGTTGACGCCCTCAACGCCTATTTCAGGGCGTTTATCGTCAACCCGAGCCTGTCTACTCACGGGCAGCCCATCGGTGGCCTCAAGGGCTTCCTAGGCATCCTACAGAAGCTCTGCCGGGACATCAGGCCAGACACGGTGATGATTATCTGGGATGGGCCCGGCGGAAGCCGCAAGAGACGCGAACAAAACAAGAATTATAAGGCCGGCCGCAAGCCCATCCGTGTCAATCGCCAGACAGACCTGACCGATGAACAACAGCGCGCCAACATGGCTTGGCAACAGCTCCGGCTAATGGAGTACTTGAATGAACTCCCAGTGGTTCAGTTACGTTTTGATGAGGTGGAAGCTGACGATGTTATTGCTTATGCGACTCAGGCAGAACAGCTTAAGGGCTGGCAAAAGGTGATAATCTCCAGCGATAAGGATTTCCTTCAGCTATGCAATGATGAAACAGTTTTGTTCCGACCCATTCAAAAGAAGGTTCACACCAAGCTGAACATCGTGGAGGATTTCGATATCCATCCCCGCAATTTTGCTATGGCTCGGGCCATCGCTGGAGATCCCTCAGACAATCTGAAGGGGGTACCCCGAGCAGGCCTAAAAAGTATTTCAAAAAACTTAAAATTTCTTAGAGAAGATAAGGATGCGACATTGCAGGAGATTTTCGATTTCTGTCTCGCGAGCGATTCCAAAGCTAAGTTTTTCACGAACGTTTTGGAGTATAGAGATATAATTATAGAGAACTATAAATTGATGCAACTATACGCTCCCGCACTTTCTTTGCAGTGTCGTGAAAAGGTACACTTCGCTCTGGAAAATTTTGAATATGACTATAATAAAACAGAAATCATTCGCATGATGAACCAGGACGGTTTTGGGGTTTTCAATTGGGACGATTTGCACGCAACAATGAATAGAATTTGTGTTGACAAGGCACTCAGAAAGTAGTATCATTTATGATGAGGGAAGCTATGAAATTTAACGGCCAGCCGGCTAACTTTTCTAAGTACGGGAAGTCCTTTCAAGAGAAGCTGTGCATGGTGATCTTAGATGACCGTCCCTTTGCTGATCAGATAGAGGAAGTTCTAGACGTAAACTTTTTAGAGCTGAATTATCTTAAACTATTTTTAAATAAGATTTTTAACTATCGTAAAAAGTATGGTGTTCATCCATCGCGCGACATTATGAAAACGATCCTTCGATCGGAATTAGATAGTGAAAGCGAATTGACCGCCAAGCAAACCCGAGAGTATTATGTAAGGAGTCAAATTACAGATCTTACCGATGTTGAATACATCAAAGATACTGCTCTTGATTTTTGTAAGAAGCAGAATTTGAAATCTGCGATGGTAAAATCTATTAGTCTTCTTCAAAATTCTTCCTTCGATGAAATTTCTCAAGTCATTAATGATTCATTAAAGTTGGGGATAGACAATGACGAGGGGTACGATTACAAAAAAGATTTTGAGGAACGTTTTAAGCCACGGTTCCGAAACCCTATCAGTACGGGTTGGGACCTTATTGATAATATTTTCAAGGGAGGCTTGGGGCAGAAAGAACTCGGAGTAGTGATTGCCCCCACGGGAGCCGGCAAGTCCATGGCTCTTGTTCACTTAGGTACCCAGGCCCTCAAGGAGGGTAAGACGGTTGTGCATTATACTCTTGAGCTTCAAGATACTGTGGTGGCTTCCCGTTATGACTCCTGCCTCACTCAAATTCCTTTGGAAAGCTTGGGCGTTTTCAAAGAAAAAATTTATGAAGAGGTTCAAGATATCGAGGGGAAACTTATCGTAAAAGAATACCCCACCAAGACTGCTAGCACCCAAACTATTCGGAATCATTTAGAAAAGTTGAAGATGCGCGATGTTCATGTAGACATGATCATTATAGACTATGGAGACTTATTGCGACCGGTTCGTTACCTAAAGGAGAAGAGAAATGAACTGGAATCTATTTATGAGGAGCTACGGGCGATCGCGTCCGAGTATCAATGTCCAGTGTGGACGGCGTCTCAAACCAATAGATCAGGATTAAATGCAGAAGTTATAACGATGGAGTCAATCTCGGAAGCATTTAATAAATGCTTTGTGGCGGATTTTATTTTTAGTATATCCCGCACTATCGATGACAAGACAACCAATGGCGGTAGAATGTTTGTGGCCAAGAACCGGAACGGGCCGGATGGAATTGTCTTTCCTCTATTTATGGATACATCGAATGTTTGTATCAAAGTGTTGGAGCCCTCGGCAGAGGATGAGCTGGTGGAAGTGAGCGTTCGTAAGCAAAAGGCGAACTTGGTAGAGAAATATAATAAATTTAAGAAAAGTACGGGAGGATAGAGATGTATAAAGAGAGTGAAGTCCGCGATGCAACGCTAGCTTATTTTGATGGTGATGAATTGGCCACCAATGTTTTCATAACGAAGTATTGTTTGAGAGATAAGAAGGGCAACTTTATGGAAAGGACGCCCGATGATATGCATCGCCGCCTTGCCAGCGAGTTCGCGCGCATCGAAACTAAGTTCGAAGGCGCCGCGAATTCTACAGCAGAAATTTATTCCTATCTTAAAGATTTTGAATACATTGTTCCTCAAGGCTCTCCAATGATGGGGATAGGCAACAATCATGTTAATGTATCTCTCTCTAATTGTGTCGTAGTTGACAACCCGCAGGATAATATCTCATCTATTATGGATGCAGGCAAAGATCTGGCTAATTTATTTAAGCGTCGCTGTGGGGTGGGTCTAGACATCTCGGAGTTGCGTCCAGAGGGCGCTGTGGTCCACAACTCTGCACGGACTACAACTGGAGCTTGGAGCTTTGCGGATTTCTATTCTTATGTCTGTCGAATGATAGGGCAGAACGGTCGCCGCGGAGCACTCATGATTTCAATGGACATACGACACCCGGACATTCAAAAATTTGTAACCATGAAACATAATCTATCCAAAGTGACGGGCGCCAATGTTTCCGTTAAGATAAGCGATAGCTTTATGGAGGCGGTAGAGAAGAAAGAATCATTTACGCTGCAGTTCCCAGTAGATAGCGACCGCCCGGAGTACACTTCGGAGGTGGATGCTGTTGAGTTGTGGCAGGTTATCGTTGACTCGGCAGCGACCACCGCTGAGCCTGGGCTCCTAATGTGGGACAACATTACAAAGAATTTACCCGCTCATGAGTATGAAAACTTCAAAACTAAGACCACTAACCCATGCGGGGAGATTCCGTTATCAGCCTACGATAGCTGTAGGCTTGTATCTTTGAATTTAAAAAGTCTCGTAAAAAATTCTTTTGAGAAAAATGCAGACTTTGACTTTAATAAATTAAAAGAAGTAGCTGCGATGGGCATGCGTCTGTCGGATGATCTGGTAGAACTAGAGCTAGAAAAGCTAGAGAACTGCCGTGTCGCTGCCGACACTGACGATGAAAAAGAGCTATGGACGAAGCTACATAAGGCGGCACATGACGGCCGCCGCACGGGTCTGGGGACTCATGGCTTGGCCGATGCGTTGGCTTGCCTGAATTTAGCTTACGATAGCGAAGAAGCCCTTGTAATCATTGAGAAAATCTACGAGACTCTACGCGACGCAGCCTATGAGGAAAGCGTTTATCTTGCGCAAGAGAGAGGACATTTCCCAGCCTTCGACTGGAGTGTAGAGGAAAACAACGAGTTTATTCAGCGTCTCCCCGAGCGAATTAAGGAAATGATTGCCGAGTTCGGCCGCCGAAACATTTCAATTCTGACGAATGCTCCGACTGGGTCTGTTTCTATAATGTCGCAAACGTCGTCAGGCCTCGAGCCGGTATTCAGGAACTCATATATCCGACGACGTAAATTGTCTCATGACGAACAAGAATTGGAAGCAGACTTTATCGATGATTTGGGAGATAAGTGGGTGGAATACGAAGTGTTTCATCATAATGTTCAAGCGTGGATAGACAACCACCCTTTTAAGGACCCCGGCGAAGTCCCGGCATTTTTTGTTGAAGCCGACAGCATCGACTGGGAACAAAGAGTTGCAGTCCAGGCGGTAATTCAGCAAAGTATCGATCACAGCATTAGTTCTACCATCAATCTTCCAAAAGGGACATCCCCCGAACTCGTGGGACAGCTCTATATGGATGGGTGGCGCCGAGGATTGAAGGGACTCACCGTTTATGTGGAAGGCTCCCGCTCTGGTGTCTTGGTGTCCAAGAAATCCGAGAAAGTTGAGCAATTCCCGCATAATACAGCGCCCAAGCGCCCCATCGAGCTGCCCTGTAATATCCATCATACCACCATCCAAGGTGAAAAGTGGGTTGTTATGGTCGGGCTAATGGATGGTCGCCCCTATGAGGTTATGGGAGGATTAGCTCAATATATTGAAATCCCCCGTGACAAAGCAGAAG